CGGTACAGAACCCCAATACGAGTGTTTCGTTGGCTAACGTGGGAATCACGACTAGCAATGACGGGAACACTAGTAATGCGGTTGTTGCAGTAGTTTCGTTGGCAAACCTAACTGCTGTGAACAGATTCCAAGACCTTGCGGTTGCTAGCCCCTTCGCATTGACTACTACCGTCAATGGAGCGAATACCTCTGCCTTGTTCTTGAATGTCTCTAACGCCGCTGCTGGCATTGTTGATATTCGTATTTACGGTGACGTGGTTTCGTTCTAATGGAAATCTTCGTAACCAACTGTAGCGACACCGATCTGGCTGATCGTCATGCCGGTGTTGATTACAAGTTCAAAAAAGGTGTGCCTACGTCAGTTCCTATCGAGGCGGCTAGGCACATCTTTGGTTACCAAGACGCAGACAAACTTCCATACGCGGTCCGTCTGGGTTTTTCAACCCACTCGTCGGATATGGAAGCCGGACTTGAACGGTTGGCAATGTTTCGCATAGGCCAACATTCAGCGCAGGACCGCATTCCCTCGGCGGTAGGCGTAGTACCCCTACCCGTCAAAAAAGTAGGGGTAGGGGGAAAAGTCTCCTGAGGGTTACAATAGGCAACTATGGCAACCCTAAATTCGTACATCACAGACGTTCGCAGGCTTCTACACGATGCCAACGGGAACTTCTGGTCTAACGATGAGCTTACGGATTACATCAACGATGGGCGTGAGCGAGTAGTACGAGACACAGGTTGTCTTCGTACACTGCAAATTTCCGCGACACCCCTGGCTCCAGACGGCACAGCCGCAACAATTTGGTCTGCCAGCCTCCCAGTAACAACTGGACAATACATATTCTCAAACATATTCATCTATCAGGTGACCGCGGGCGGGACATTGGGGACTACTGCCCCTCCATATCCAGCATCTGGGACTAACTTTCCCCCGTCAACTGCTTTTACTAACGGCACAGCAACGCTGTTGTATGCACAAAGCGCAGAAATTATCCCGTTTTCGTCGCTACCTAATGGTTCGCAGACTCTGGATGTACTCAACCTGACAATCTACTGGGGTAATTCTAGAATTCCCCTGCGTTACCTGCCCTGGACAAACTTCAACGCCCAGCTGCGGTACTGGCAGAACTACGTTGGACGCCCTGTGTGCTTCTCAACGTATGGTCAACAGCAAATTTACATCTCACCCGTGCCTGACCAGTCTTACAGCATGGAAGTGGACACGGTTGTGCTGCCCTCTCCGCTGGTATTGACCAATCCAACGGTCAATGACTCTATCAATGACCCGTACAGCGTTCCTGTGGCGTTCTACGCGGCCTATAAATCCAAATACAAAGAACAAAGCTACGGGGAATCTGAAATTTTTCTCCAGCAGTACACTCGTCAAGTGCAGAGCGTGTTGAATTCAGTCTTCACGCGTAGGATTCCGGACCCGTATAGCAGTCCTTACTAACATGGCATCTCAGGAACAGAAAAAGACTTACACTGTCCTGAAGACGTTTGGTGGCATCAACACAAAAGCCAACCGGACGGCCATCAAAGACAGTGAATTCTCGTGGTTGGAAAACGCCATGCCTATTGGCGACTCCAATATCAAGATTGTTCCTGCTCAAGACCGTGTTTCCGACAGCACAGGAAATCTTGTTGCGTTTGCCAACACGGTTTCGTACCTTACTTCTACCAATATCAACGTATCTGACTACATAGTCAGTTTTCAGGTAGACGGCCGGGCGCAAGTATTCAATCTCACCAGCAATGTGACTAGCAACGTGGCAGTTGCGGGTTCATTTAGCAACGCTAACGTCAGTTCTGCCCAGTGGAAGAACGAAAGATTGATCATTGCTGATCCAGACAAAGGATTGTCTAGCTGGAACGGGGCAAACGTAGTGTCTATTGGGTCTGTTGGCCTGATAGCAGTGTCAAATCCAGGCTCTGGATACACATCTGCGCCTAACGTAGTGATTAGTGCGCCAAACGATGCCAACGGCGTCCAGGCGGTAGCTACAGCCACTATTGTGACGGGTTCTGGTGGCATTAGATCTATCTATGTGACTGGTGGTGGTTCTGGATACACCGCTGTCCCTGACGTAAACATAGCAGCACCCAATATTCCTGGCGGAACCCAGGCTACAGCCGTCGCAAGTATCAGCGGTGGAGCTGTTGTTTCGATTGGAATTGTTGAAGCAGGATCTGGATACACTTCGGTTCCTGCCGTAACCTTTTCTAGCGGTGCAGCCACTGCTACTGCGGTTATTTCGACTGGTGGTGTTAACAGCGTAGCTCTAACAAACGCTGGTAGCGGGTACACCTCCTCTCCAACCATCACTTTTTCGGGTGGTGGAGGGTCTGGTGCAAACGCCATAGCCCAGATTGTGACGTTCAGAACAGGAACGGTCAGCATTCTGCTCAACAGCGGCGGCTCTGGCTATACGTCAGCACCAACTGTGAGCATAGGCGGGGCTAACACTACTACCGCTACTGCTACAGCCATTGTTCTAGGCAACACAGTCTCGCAAATTGTGATGACCAACCCAGGAGCAGGGTACACAACCGCTAACGTAACGCTGACCGGAGGCGGATTTACAACCGCAGCAAACGTTACGGCAATCGTTAGCACAGACCAGCTCGTTTCTACTGCTACGTTCTCAGGAAGAACTTGGGTGGCTGCTGGGCGTACTGTCTACTACTCAGCAGCAGATTCCTACAGTGATTTCACCAGCGTTTCTGCTGGATCATTCACGATTACAGACTCAACTTTGCACGGGAACATTCGTGCCCTGCTGTCAGCCAACAATTTTTTGTACATTTTTGGTGAGACAAGTATCAACGTCTTCTCTGACGTTAGGGTTGACTCAAATGGTCTGACTTTATTTACAAATACCAACGTTTCCGCAAGCGTTGGAACGAAGCGTATCTACGCTATCTACCCGTTTTTTAGATCTGTGTTGTTCATGAACGACTACGGGATCTATTCCTTAGTTGGTTCGACCACCAGCAAGTTGTCAGACCCCCTTGACGGGATCTTCCAGAACATAGACTTCACTCTGCCGATAAGCGGTGGTCAAGTCCTACTGAACAACATACTATGCGCGGCATTCTCCTTCACTTACAACGACCCGGTAAGTGGTCCGAGGCCAATCCAAGCCGTGTTCTTCGAGAAGAAGTGGTTTCTCACCTCCCAAGGCACGTTAGACTACATCACTTCCGTCCCTACAGCGGGGGTTATCCGTCTCTATGGGACAGGAGGTGCAAACCTTTACCGTCTCTATGCTAATTCTACGGCTAATGTAGTAACAACCATACAAACTGCTTTGATTGCGATGGGCGATCCAATACGCACCAAGCAGGCACTGAAGTTTGGAATAGAAGCTCAACTGCGAGCATCGTCTACGCTCTTCATTAGCGTTGACAATGAAACAGGAACGGGTTCTACTGGTGCTTATACCATAGACAACAGGGTAACGTGGCTTAACAATTACTCACAAATTGTAGGTTGGCAAAACAACAGCCTACAAACGGTTGGATGGGAAACTGATTACGGATATGCTCTGTACAAATCAGATGCACAGCAGTACGGGAAGTACCTTGGCCTGACAATTAACAGCAACAGTGCTGGATATACCGTGAATACTTTTGAATTTGAACACGAATTGAGAGCGAGGTTCTAATGGCAGTTCCATTTACTTTTGCTACTGCAAGCGGAAACATTGCTCTATCTAAGCTAGATAGTAACTTCAGCACTCCGATAACAATCGGAAACACTTCTGTCTTGCTTGGCAACACAATCACTACGCTTAATAACATGACGTTGGCAAACGTTACTATTACAAGCGGAACCAGCGTAGTAACAAACGTATCTGTTTCAAACATAGTTGTAACTAACCTTACAGCGACTCTTGCAAACATAACCACGTCAAATGTTACTAATTCATATATTGCTAGTAGCAATATTGCAAATGCAACAATAACAAATGCAACGATTACAAACTTAAGTCTGCCAAGTTCACTAACGGTTCCCAATGGCGGTACCGGAAGAGTGACGTTGCCGGTCAGCAGCGTGTTATTAGGTAACGGTACAGGATCTTTTACATCTGTTGATCCGGGAACAACAGGAAACGTTCTTGTTAGCAAGAGCGGTGCTTGGGTTAGCAACGCATTTTCAACGGGTTTTACTGCAATTGTTTACTCTAACGCAACGGGTGTGTTGTCTAATGTCGCAATTGGAACAGGACTTTCTTTTTCGACTACTACCGGCGTGTTGGTTGCTACTGGTGCTGTAGCAAACGCAGTCACTAGTGTTGGTAACACATATCCAATCTTGTCCACTGGTGGAACAACTCCAACCATCAGTTTTGTCGATCCTGGTACAACTGGAAATGTTCTGACAAGTGTTGGTGGAGTATGGGTTTCTAATGCAACAGCCAGTGGTGGAGGTGGTGTAACCACATTTAGCGGTGGAAGCACAGGACTTCTTCCGGCAAATGCTACTCCAGGTGCTATTACATTGACTGGCACCTTGGCTGTAGCCAATGGAGGAACCGGAGTCACAGCTTCAACTGGTGCAAACTCTGTAGTCATAAGAAGTTCTAGCAACAACATCACGGCCAACGCGTACTTCAACGGTTTTACTAGCGTAGCAGCCTCTGGAACTTTAATTACTCTGACAATTGCGTCAACCCCAATATATTTTGTAACCGGATCTGGTGGTCAAATCATAAAGTTGCCAGACGCAACAACGTTGTCGACGGGAACAATTTTTTTGTTCAATAATAATCAAAGTTCTGGTGCAATTACAGTTAACAACAACTCAAATACGTTGGTTGTTTCTGTGCCAGTTGGTGGTTATACAACAGTTGTTTTGACATCAAACGCTACAGCCGCAGGGAGTTGGGATCGTCACGACCAAACTCCTTCAAATGTATCTTGGTCAACCAACACGCTTGATTATGCAGGCTCTATAACGTCTGCCACCTGGAACGGAGTCGCAATAACAGTACCCAGAGGGGGAACCGGACTAGCAACAATTCCTGCTGGGAACGTTGTAATTGGTAACGGGACATCTGCACTGTACGGTATTGCTCCGGGAACGACGGGTAACGTGCTAACGAGTATTGGCGGAAATTGGGTTTCTAACGCCGTAGTAAGCAGCGCGGGAACGTCTCCTGGTGGTAGCACTACTCAAGTTCAATTTAACAATGCTGGTTCGTTTGGTGGTGATGCAAACCTGACGTTTAGCGGAAGCACTTTGACCGCTGCCAATCTGACTGTTTCTAACTTGACTGCATCTCAGGCAGTATTTAGTAGTTCTACAAAACAATTGGTGAGCAATCCGATTACGGGTACCTCTTCTGTTGTGATGAACACTAGCCCAATCATTACAACGGCATCGTTAATAAACCCAACGGTTACAAACTACATTGAGACGTTGTACTCGGCCAATACCGGAACAGCAATCACTATAGATTTGGCAAACGGAACAGTTCAAAATTTGACTCTGACGGGCAATGCAACTATTACGATGCCTACAGCGGTAGCTGGTAAGTCATTCATCATTATCTTATCTCAAGATGCTACAGGAAGCCGAACGGTTACTTGGACAACGGTCGTGTGGCCTTCAGCAACAGCGCCAACAATTACCAGCACCGCAAGTAAAAAGGACATTTATTCGTTTTTTTCCAACGGTACTAGTTGGTACGGTACAACAATTGGACAGAACTACTAATGTTTGCAGCATCTAAATCAGGAAAAGCCGTTGCTGTAACTCCAGCAATACCAGACACATATTTTCCGTATGTTTCTTTGTTAACAGAAACAACAAGCGTCAATGGCCAGCAGAACAACACGTTTTTAGATTCTAGCTCCAACAACTTTTCTATAACTCGTGCGGGAACCCCGACGCAGGGTTCTGTTACTCCGTATTGGCCAAATGGGTATTGGAGTAATTATTTTGATGGGACAACCGGAACTCTACTGACAACTCCCACTAATACGGCGTTCCAGTTAACCACATCAAATTTTACTATTGAGTTTTGGGCGTTTACCACAAATGCTGCTGCCGCAAATACGTCCTTTTGCAGGACAGATACAGGCGGGGCGATTTATAACGGGATGATTCTGGGCTACTCTAACGGGACAAACCTTCAGTGGTATGCAACTTCGACTGGCAGCGGTTGGGATATTTTTAATGCGCAAACAATATGTTCACTTGCAAGCATACTAAACAAGTGGACGCACTTTGCGTTTGTCCGTAACGGAAGCACCTTTACCGCGTATGTTAATGGCACTTCAACATTAACAACTACAAGCAGTGCATCAATATACCAAGCCGCAAATGGATTTAGGATTGGCGCGGCAAACCCTACTGATACAACCGTATTTGGTGGGTATTTGTCGAATTTCCGTTATGTCAAAGGTACTGCGGTTTATACGGGGAACTTTACGCCTTCTACCAGCCCATTGACTGCGGTTACCAATACACAACTTCTCACCTGTCAATCCAATCGGTTCTTGGATAACAGCACCAACGGATTTGCATTTACAGTTAGTGGCACCCCGTCAACCGTTGCTTTCCAACCGTTCTCACCCCCGGCGTCCTATACCACTGCGGCGTATGGCGGGAGTGGGTACTTTAACGGTAGTACGGATTATTTAAGTGTTGCTGACAATGCGGCACTGCAACTTGGCACTGGAGATTTTACAATTGAGGGTTGGTTCTATATTTCCGGAGCCACCTCAACTGCATATAATTTAATTAGCAAGGGGGCGGCGGCAACAGGATGGTCGCTAAATACAACAACAAGCGCAAGAATTCAATTTAGTTACTCGGCTTTAAATGTAACTGGCGCGACTACAACCCTTGTACAAAAGTCTTGGTATCACATTGCTGTAGTTCGTTCTGGAAGCGCGTCTGGAAACTTAAAAATTTACCTTAATGGCGTTCAAGAAATTGCAAGCGTAGGTGCGGTAAATGATGATTTTAGCCAAACTAGCACAATGTACATTTCTGCCAGCAGAATTGCTACTTTGCCGTTAAATGGATATTCTTCAAATGTTCGCGTAGTAAAAGGGACGGCAATCTACACCGGCGCATTCACGCCGCCAACGTTAGCTCCATTAACAACGTCCGGTTCAACTAGTGCGGCAAGTTATTCAAACACAACGAACGTCAATACAAGTTTTGCTTCATCCGCAACTTCTTTGCTAACGAATTTTACAAACGCAGGAGTTTACGATGCTGCTGTTCAAAATCCTTTGTCAACACTTGGCGCCGCCCAAAGCAGTACTGCAATATATAAATGGTCTCCGTCTAGTATAAAAGTTGACGGAACAACTAGCACTTGTGTGACTTTTGTTGATTCGCTCAACGGTCCAACTGATTTAAATACTGCAACCTCAATTAACGCATGGACAATTGAATGTTGGCTTTATTACACTGCTGGAGGAAAAGTTGTATCAAAAGGAGGAAATCCGGGCAACACATCTCCTTCTTACGATTTCAGCGTAAGCGGTGGGACTGGAACATTTACGTTGGCAGGTGCTGCTGGCACTATAGCACTCCCTGGATACACAATTACTTATCCAGCAAGTTCAATTCCAACCAGCACCTGGGTTTATTGGGCGGCCACCAGAACAACTGCTGGAATTATAAGTACATATATTAACGGAGTTTGGCAAGGTTCAAGCGGGGCCAGCGTACCTGTCTATAACATTAACAATTATCAGTTTTCTCTTGGTGCAACCGCAACTGATTATGGTATTGGAACTCTATTGACAGGGTACATCCAAGATTTTCGAATCACAAAAGGTATTGCTCGTTATTCTGGAAGTGGGAGTTTCACCCCTCCGTCTGCCGCTTTCCCCACAAAGTAAATTATGCAATTAGCTAATCAAAATTTTATTGTCAAAGATCACACTGAATGGTTTCCCAACACATCGTTTGGTGAACGTGGGCCAACTCTAGATTGGATTGCTGAGCAGGGCTACTACGTCATCTCAGTGTGGAAAAACCACGACCAAAAGACCGAAAAACTTGTGTCTGCTGCCCCGCATCTGTTTGATGGGATGTGCTGCACAGTAAACGTAGAGCCACTAACTGCAGAAGAACTTCAGTCTCGCGTAGACACTCAGTGGACGGTGATTCGTACTCAGAGGACCCAGTTTCTTAAAGATTGTGATTGGACTCAGTTGGCAGACTCACCGGTTGACAAGGCGGCCTGGGCAACTTATCGTCAAGAGCTGCGCGACATCACAAAACAAACAGATCCGTTTCAAATCACTTGGCCCAAAGATCCTGGTCAAGTTAATGTAGCAACAGTTCAATGATGGTGATTGAATGTCAGACAATACTGAGACCAAACTAGCCGTGCACGAAGCTATCTGCGCTGAGAGGTACAACAAGATCTCAGATACGTTGGCTTCTGGCGACAAGCGTATGACTAAGATTGAATATCTTTTGTACGCTGTTATGGTTGCGGTTTTGTTTGGCCCAGGTGCTGCTGCGGAGTTTTTTAAAAAACTGGTTGGCTTATGAACATGGACGATCTGTCTTACGTTGAGTTTGGGGACGTAGACGGGTTA